AGCGCTTCGAACCACGTGTGTGGCAGAAGCAGCATGACAAGAAGATAAGCGATAGTATCTGAAGCGGAGGCAAAATCGACCGTCGCGAGACGTTCGGTGTAGGCCTTTTGGGCCAGTTGCTGGTTGATTGTTTGATCGTCCAGCGATATGCCATGCCTCTTCAACCGTCGCCGGATGTAAGTGCCGTAGCCCTTTTGCATTAAGCCGTTTAAAAGCGGCTCGATACAGATGGGGCGTTCAGTCTTTGCATCCTTGGGTACGAATGTAAGTTGGCTTCCAGGAATGAGGCGAACCTCCTGGGTCCCTTCGGGGATCCAGCCTGGGAACTCGGCGAGGAAACTGCCGAGTTCTGAAGCCATGGCGTAGGTGCACTCTAAGGCTGATGTAACCTTATTAAACGCGGATGTTTCACCGCGTACGCCATAAGCCGCGCCGGGTCCGAACGAATATTCCATGCGCTCGTAGCTAGGCACGTCGCCGAGGATATCTGCAATTTTATCTTGAGCGCGTGTAATTACGCGACCCAAGCGGCCCTGTGGTAAGGGGCCGTGCAGGTACTCCCGAATACGTGCATTAGTCTGCAAGCACTGGTGTTCGGATTCATAGAATTTCTTGCGCGCAACAGCCCGACAGTCGATGCCAGTGTTCAAGTAGGGATACTTGGACAGCAGCTTAACCGCCTGGTAATCTAGCGAGAAACTCTCCGGACTAGAGTAGTGAAGAGGATCGACAGCCTTCCGCACGAGCTGCTCGTGCTCACCATATCTGGCGAGCAAGAAGCAACTTAATGCGACGGGCGTATCGAGGGCCTCCCACACATCTAGTGCATAGGCGAGTGCGTCAACTTTGGTGCCAAAGCTGTAACCCTTACGACTGCTCATAAGAAGTCTCCCTGTCCTACCGTAACTTAGTAGGGCAACTCGTACTGCTCAACCGAAAGGGTCGAAGCAGCATTCGAGAGGACGTTTTTGGTCAACGCCAGCAGATCCTTGCGGTCTGCCAAAGTTGAACGTTCTGGGAGCGTCAACATCACTTCCGCAACGGGGCGATAAGCCACCTGAGGGGCCGGCGGGATGCCGGAGTAAGTGCTGTTGCTGATCGTCTCCATGATAGGAGTCTCAAGCTTGATCAACAACTTGAGATTGCGGTTACTCGTCGTTTCGCCTTTGGGGCGAGTCAACGTGTAGGTCAGCTTGTTATAGCCGACGTAGATACCGCCAGAGCGATCTTCGAAGAGAGCGTAGTCAGCCAACGCCTTCGCGGGTGCGAAAGTGTGAGCGACTGGGGTGGCTTTGCCGTCGTTGACGACGATGTTAGCGATCTGGGCCATGTGAATAGTCCTTGAGTTGAGATGCCTTGCGGCGTTTTGGCGAAATTGCCTATTTACCGAAGAACTGCCTGATAAGGGCAGCCGCTGTTACACCTTTGAGCCAGTCGAACTGGTTATCGAAGGCGAGATGCTTGCGAGGGAAGTCCGTTAGGACCGACCTCTTAACCGAGCGATACTTCACTCGACCTTGACAAGCAGACAGCTTGACTCGCTGGGTGGGGATGAGCCCGTAGGGATCGACTACTTGCATATTATACGAGTAGTCCAGAGAGCTGCGCTCTACTGTGGAGGTGATCACATGACGTTCTGTCATGCAACCATGCTTCAGTCCCAAACCGTGGAATCTCGAAATACCTTCAAGGAAGTCGCCGATCGGTAGAAACCAATCTGCAACGAACGATAAGGGCACGAGCTCCCAGGCGATGAGCAAAGGGTTGGTAAGACCCAGTGAACTCGCCAGAGCGATGGTCTGACTATCGACCGTGAGGGTGACCACGTATTGCAACGTAATCTCCGTATCAGCAACCCAGAGGCTGCCGACCAAGCCAGTGTTCGGAGGTGCCGGGTAGGCACTCTTAGTAACTTCCTGGTAATTCCCACGGCTGACGATCCGGACAACATCCGGTTTCTCAAGCATCATGTCAGCTACTTTCTCAGCGGCGCTTTTGGCGTCAGAAAGAAGAGGTAACCAACCGTATTTGCCTTCGAGCCAGTAATTGGCCGAATCCTTCGACACCGTACGCGCCCCGGGGAAACCCCCGCGGTACTTAGGTGGCGGTCGGGCACCGAGCGCATCGTACATAGCCCTGAGGTTCCCCTTGCGGAGAGCCTTCAGACCGCGTGAGACGCGCCGGGCAGCACTGACAACCATGTCCACGCTCTTTCCGGCTTCCGCTAGGAAGACCGAGGAGTTGAACATGTTAGCCTTGAACTCGTCGATTCGCTTGTTAAGCTTGTCGACAGCAGTGCGTTCCACAAACCCCCATTTTGCATGGCCGCGCGGGTTGCCCATCCACGGCGAATCTTTAAGATCCGAATAGGAAGGAGCATTCCCAGCGTATTCAAGCTGATTGAGGGTGAGGACCATGGAGCCGTTAATTCGTTCCCACTGAGTACGGGAACGGTAACCTCCTTCTGCAACAACACCGTGCACCTCGAAAGGCGTCGGTCGGGTTTTGTCTACAGGATCACCCCGAAAGGTGACCTTGTACTTGCTTCGGCCCAATAAAGAGTCGAAGCGAGGGTCAGACGAACCCCTGCTGATTACATAAGAAGTGCTCATGTGGATCTCCTGTCGAAAGACGAATGGTAAGCTTGCGCTTGCCACTGGCCTCGCGCCAGAGAGCCCCCTACAAGGAGG